AAAGGATTAACATGAACCCAGAATCACTTTTGGTAATTTTACCATGCTGGAGTTTAGCTATTGGTTTAGAATTGTTAGTGGTTTGGTTTTTTGTAAGCATGGTAAAGGATAAAGAATAATGAAAATAGGAATAGTAATATTAGCAAGTAATGCTTACTTCCCACTAGGCATTAGATTCATGAATAGGTTTAATCACTATTACGTAGGTAACAATGATATATTTTTTCATTTCTTCTCTAATAATAATCCCCTTATTTACTTAAAAAATTCTATAAACTGCAAACACCATCCCGTGCAACATAAGGATTGGGTAGAAGCTGTAGAATCTAAGTTCGATAACGTACTGTCTTTGGATAACGAGGATTTAGACTATCTATACTTTTTTGATGCGGATACAAATATTAAGCGGCCTTTCGAGGATTGGTTTGTGGGAGACATGGTGGGGACTGAACACTTTGGGAATAATACGTGGATGAAAGACAGAAAGGATTATGACAGATATGAAAACTCTTCTGCATATATACCTCTAGATACTGACCTCCCTCAAATGTACTACATGGGTTGTTGCTGGGGTGGCACTAAGGAAAATATGTTTACTTTATGCAGGACTATTAAGAAGTGGCAAGAACACAACAAGGCTTTGCAGTATGAGCCGGGGGTGAATGACGAGAGCTACCTAAATAAATATTATCATTATAATCCTCACTCTAAAGTAGTACCTATACAGGAATTTAAATTTGTTATTAGCGACAAGGGAAGCATAGATAATACTAGGAATCCTCTACTAGATGTCAAGTATATGAATAAGTATATGTTTGAGTGGAGAGAATCTTTGTGGGATATTAAAGATTCAGTAATCGTAAAGGAGAAAGCATGAAAGCTTTAATTACAGGAATAACGGGACAGGATGGAAGTCATCTTGCAGACTTACTCCTTGAAAAGAATTATGAAGTCGTAGGCGTAGCTAGAAGATGCAGCGTAGACACAACAGAGAGAATAAAGCATCTATCTTCTAATAAAAATTTCAATTTAATCGAGGGAGACATTACAGATGTTAGTAGTGTTATAAATATATTCAAAGATAACGATAATGTAGATGAAGTCTATAATCTAGCAGCACAATCGCATGTAGGAACCTCATTTAAACAACCAGCACTGACTTGGGATGTTACTGGTAAAGGATGCATTAATCTCCTACAAGCTTTAGTTGATTTAGATATGAATCATGTAAAATTTTATCAGGCTTCGTCAAGTGAAATGTTTGGAAGTAATTATGATATAGACAAGAATGGAGTGAAATATCAAAATGAACAAACTAAACTCATGCCTAACTCACCATACGCAATCTCTAAGTGCGCTGCCCATCATTGTGTTCGTATATACCGCGATGCTTACAACATTCATGCTAGTTCTGGTATTCTGTTTAATCATGAAGGCCCACGACGAGGTGAGAATTTTGTCACGCAGAAAATAGTAAGCTGGATAGCAAACTTTAAGAAGTGGTTATCGTATACTTCATTAGACGGCTTCCCAGTTGACTTTACTGATAATTCTATAGCCATTCATAGAGAAAGTTTCCCAAAACTAAGGCTAGGAAATCTAAAAGCTTCTAGAGATTGGGGATATGCTGTGGACTATGTAAAAGCTATGTGGCTTATGCTACAAAAAGACGAACCAGACGATTACGTTGTCTGTACTGGCAAGTCGTTTACTATCGAAGACTTTTTAGACGAAGCGTTTAGTTACGCTGATATACAAGAATGGAGGAGATATGTAGTTATAGACAAAGATTTATATAGACCTTGCGAAGTAGATTATCTTAGAGGAGATAACACCAAGGCTAGAAAAGTTCTGGGATGGAAACCAGAATGCGACTTGGAGGGGTTAGTTAAACTCATGATGGATGCAAAATTATAAACTAGAAGTAGACTTGTTAGATGTAATTAACGAGCTTTCACCATTAGATTTAGTTGGTTACAGAACTCCGTTTTTAACTGTGTTCATAGAAGCCGACAACCCCGATGATGCTTGCCACTCCTTTCTTCGTATGATGAAATCTGCAATATTAACAAGAGATAATTCTATGGAAACCAGACTATTGTGCAGAAGAATGAAAAATCTAGTTAGAGTAGATAAGGTTTATCCACTATGAGAAGAGACTATTCAGATCCAATTTATAAAGATTTCAGAAAAAGTGTACTAAAGAGAGATAAATTTAAATGTCAAATGCCCGGATGTAAAAATAAAAAAAATTTACAAGTTCATCATATATCAAAATGGACCGGAGCTTCTGCTCTTAGGTATGAAGTATCAAATGGAATAACATTATGTAAGTACTGCCACAAAGAAATAACTGGAAAAGAATCCCACTACGAACATTTATTTAGAGAAATAATAAAATGAGTAAATATAAAAAAGCCCCTGAGTTTACTGTAATAAAAGATACCCGTGAGCAAGATGGGTACTATTTTAGTAAATTTAATACTTGCGCTGGAATGATAGAGCATAAGTTAGACACTGGAGATTACTCCATACAAGGCATGGAGGATAAGATATGCGTAGAGAGAAAGGGGTGCGTGGAAGAACTTGCAATCAACTTAGGCTCTAAGAAACACGCTTTTATAAATGAAATAGAACGCATGGAACCATTCCCTCATAAATTTCTATTGCTTGAGTTCTCATTGGAAGATTTGTTAAAATTTCCAGAAGAGACACGTATACCAATTAAAAATAAAGCTTCAGTAAAAATAACGGGAAGGTATATGCTTAAATGTTTAATTGAGTTTGAACTCTATAATGACATTCATATTCTTTTCTGTGGCGATAAGAGAACAGCTTTCCTTACCCTTAGTAGTTTATTTAAAAGAATTAACGAAATGTACACTGTAGGAAGAAAAAAATAGCATGAGCAACAACATAGAAAAAGATATATTATATGACTACCATAATTATGGATGCCATATAGGATCTAGAGAAATATTTCTTCATAATCATTATGGAAGTAATGACGAAGAAAATCCCGGTGTTGAATATAAAATGTCAAATACTTTTATAAAGAATCTTAGATCTTTAGACGCTAAATCTTCTGACAACGTAATTATTCACTTACACAGCGTTGGAGGGGAGTTGTCTGATGGAATGGCTATATTTGATGCTATTACAATGTCTAGATGTTTTATTACCATGCTTGCTTATGGTCAAGTTGAGTCTATGAGTAGTATAATATTTCAGTCAGCTGATGCTAGATACATAACTCCAAATACTTATTTTATGTCACACTTTGGTAGCGCTGCCGCTGGTGGTGGATATTTAGATGTTCAAAATTGGATGAAGTATGAAAAAATTATTTGCGATGTAATGTTAGATGTGTATGCTAAAAATTGTGCAAATGGTACATACTTTGTAGACAGATACGGTAAAGGTGCTTTTACAAAAGTTAAAAATTATCTTAACACGAAATTAAAATCTGGAGATTGGTATATTAGTGCTGAAGAAGCAGTTCATTATGGTTTTGCTGACAAGGTGGTAAAGTCTTGGGAAGAAATAAAATAAAAACTATCGACGAAGCTTGGCTTGGTCTTGATGAAATAGATCCAGATCTGTTTAATCCTATGTCTTTACTTAGGTCTGATGATGACGATTTTCATTTGCGACTTACTTGGTTAATGACTAGGCCAGAGTACTTCTCCTTTTTATGTGAACACATACTAGGAACCCATCTCCTACCTTCTCAATCTTTGTTCTTACGAGAGCTATGGAATAGAAAATTCCCTATGCTTATAGCTAGTCGAGGTTTTGGTAAGTCTTTTATGTTATCTCTGTATGCTATATTAAGAGCCTTAATATTGCCAAATAGAAAAGTAGTTGTTGTTGGAGCTGCTTTTAGACAATCTAAAGTTTTATTTGAATATATGGAAACCATATGGAGAGCTTCTCCTTTACTTAGAGATATATGTGATGGTGATAGTGGTCCACGTAGAGATACTGACAGGTGTACTCTTAAGATTAATAATAGCACAGTAACTTGTTTACCCTTGGGCGACGGTCAGAAGATTAGAGGTCAACGTGCTAATGATATTATTGCTGACGAATTTGCATCCATACCCAGAGAAATATTTGAAAACGTTGTAGCTGGTTTTGCAGCTGTTAGTGCAAATCCAGTTGATAATGTCAAAAGATTAGCTGCTGAGAAAAAAGCTAAAGAACTTGGAGTAGAGCTAGCTTCTGAAGCTGTTGAAGAGAAAAAGAAAGACAATCAAATTATATTATCAGGTACTGCTTATTATGATTTTAATCATTTTGCTGACTACTGGAAAAAGTGGAAATTAATTATTAAAAGTCAAGGAGACAAAAATAAACTTAGAGAAGTTTTTGGAGAAGAACCTCCAGAGGACTTTGATTGGACTCAGTATTCTATAGTAAGAATGCCATACGAGCTGTTACCTAAAGGATTTATGGACGCTGATCAGGTAGCAAGATCTAAGGCTACGGTTCATACTGGCATATACCAAATGGAATATGGAGCTTGTTTTACTAGAGATAGTCAAGGATTCTTTAAGCGTTCTCTTATAGAGTCTTGTGTAATTACAAATCAAAATACAATCAAAGATTTGGATGGAAATGAAATACATTTTGAAGCTATGGTTAGAGGCGAGAAAGATAAGAAATATGTATTTGGCGTTGACCCTGCTTCAGAAGTAGATAATTTTAGTATTGTTATTTTAGAAGTTGATAAGACTCACAGAAAGATAGTTCATTGTTGGACTACTAACAGGTCAGAACATAAAGACAAAGTTAAACAAGGATTAGCCTCAGAAACAGACTTCTACTCATATTGTGCTAGGAAGATAAGAGATCTTATGATCTTGTTCCCCTGCCTACACATCGCTTTAGACGCTCAGGGTGGCGGCATTGCCGTTATGGAATCCCTACACGACAAAGATAAGATTAGAGAGGGAGAGCTTGCTATATGGCCTACTATAGACGATGATAAGCCAAAAGACACAGACGACGAGCAAGGTCTACATATTTTAGAAATGTGCCAGTTTGCCAAGTACGATTGGCTGTCAGAGTCTAATCATGGTCTACGCAAAGACTTTGAAGATAAGGTTCTCTTATTCCCATTCTTCGACCCCCTAAGCTTGGCTTTCTCTGAACACGACGACCAACAAAACGAAAGGCTTTACGATACTTTAGAGCAGTGCGTCTTAGACTTAGAGGAGTTAAAGGATGAATTAGCTATGATCCAAATGACTCAAACCACCTCTGGTAGAGACAGATGGGACACTCCAGAAGTAGTAGTAGGTACTGGCAGGAAAAGAAAAATGAGAAAAGATAGATACTCTGCATTGCTTATGGCTAATATGGCAGCTAGATGTATAGACAGAGCGGCTGTGCCTTTGGAGTATAAGTTTTATGGAGGTTTTGCTACTGGAGGCTTTGAACCTAAAGACAGGAAAGAAGAAATTCCATATCAAGCACCAAAATGGTTTAGTGATAACATGAAAGATGTGTATTAATTTGTATGCAATCCAATTACCAATCTGATTGAGGTAAAAATGAGCGATAAAGACATGATAACATGGAGAGATGAAGATAGCCAAAGTAAAGCTGAAGCTATGTCTCAGTTTTCAGATAATATAAATGCTTACACTGGGCTAGGTAAAAGCCAAGGTAGTCATTACAGACACTTTATAGATATTGAGCCTCATCGTTCTGTTAAGCCGGGATTTAGTAAAGATGACTATTACGCATTTCGCCCAGACGAAGGCGTTCCAAATCAACAACGAAGAATTATTAAGATGTGTATGGATGCTTATGAAAAAGTAGGCATCATTCGTAATATAATTGATTTAATGGGAGACTTTGGTAGTCAAGGTATACAAATTGTACACAAAGATAAGAGTGTCGAAAAGTTCTACCAACAATGGTTTAAAAGCGTTAAAGGTAAAGAGAGGTCAGAGAGATTTCTTAATAATTTATATAAAGCTGGTAATGTTATTGTACATCGCAGTCACGCGAAGATTACACCTCAACTTAAAAATTACATGAAGGCTTTGTCCTCTGATATAAAAGTTGAAATTCCAAACATGACTAAAAACGAAATACCTTGGAGATATAATTTCTTCAATCCGTTGACTGTAAAAAATAAAGACGGTCAATTATCTTTATTTATGGGAAGACAGAATTACACTCTTACTGCTAATTCTTTTTTCGATAAATTTAAAACTGGGGATATTCCAAATCACGTATTGGAAACATTACCTCAAAATATAAAGCAGTCATTATTAAGAGGAGAAAGAGATATACCATTAGACCCAGAGCGTCTTAGTATATTCTATTATAAAAAAGACGATTGGAGACAATGGGCCAATCCTATGATTTATGCTATCCTCGATGATATTGTTATGCTAGAAAAGATGAGATTAGCTGATATGTCTGCTCTTGACGGAGCTATCTCAAATATTAGATTGTGGACTCTAGGTAGTCTAGATCATAAGATTTTACCTAATAAAGCTGCAATTAATAAGTTACGTGATATTCTTGCCAGTAATGTTGGCGGTGGCACTATGGAATTAGTATGGGGTCCAGAGTTGTCGTTCCAAGAGTCAAATAGCGAAGTCTATAAGTTTCTTGGCTCGGAAAAGTATACCTCTGTATTGAATAGCATCTACGCTGGGCTGGGTGTCCCGCCAACACTTACTGGTATGGCTAATAATGGCGGTGGATTTACAAATAACTTTATATCACTTAAGACTTTAGTTGAAAGACTACAATACGGTAGAGATCAACTTATAACCTTTTGGGAAAAAGAGTTAGAAATCGTTAGACAGGCTATGGGTTTTAGATATAAAGCTCATATACATTTCGACCAAATGACATTAGCTGACGAAGCTGCTGAGAAAAATCTTCTTATTCAACTTGCTGATAGAGACATTATTAGTCATGAGACTCTTCTTGAAAGATTCAAAGAAATACCTCAGATTGAAAACATCAGAATCAAGAGAGAGCTTGCCAAGCGTGACACAGTTGGTCCAGATAAAGCTGGTCCATTTCATCCTCCTCCTCCTCCAGAAGCTGAACCATCTGAAGAACAAGTTCAAGAACCAGCTACTCCAGATGATAGTAAGGATACTGATCTAGAAGCTAAAAATGGCAGACCTTTATTTAAAAAAGATGATGGTCCTAGAAAACAAAGAACAGAACAGCCAAGATCAAAATCTCCAAGCTTGGGAGAACTGTTGTATTGGTCAGATAGGTCTTTTTCCTATATATCTGATGTCCTTACATCCTCTTTCTTGGGGTCTAGAGGAAAGAAAAATCTGAGACAGCTGACTAAGGGTGAGTTCAAAGATCTTGAAAGCTTAAAAGTAGATATATTGACTAACCTTTCACCTTTACAGGAAGTTGATAAAGATACTATTGTAAAAATGCTTAAATCTCAATGTCGAGTACCAAAGACTATATCTAGTATATTAACATCTAGAGATATAAATCTGGATAGTTTGTCTGTTGATGACTTCAGGATGAAAGTTATTGGTGTATATATTGAATGCGTAACTGTCGAAAACTAACCTTTTTACAGTTTTTTGTGTATACCAATAAAGAGGTATTCGATGAAAATATATAAAAATGAAATAAAAGACGGCGTTGCTGATTTAGTTCAAGCAAATGCAAGTATTGCATATTGTTCTCAGGCATTGTTATGTCCAGACGAGTCTATTGATGACAGCGATTTTATTGCTAAATTGAAGGCTGAAAGTGCTAATCCTCATCAAATAGATTTGTACTATATTAAGTCTATTCTTGTTTCCACTGGGTGGAATAAGAACGACGATGTGTTTGACAATCAATCTACATGGGCTGCTAGAAATACCCCCGAAGACAAACAGTTTAATTTCATGCACAATGAAAATGATATCATTGGTCATATCACTGGTAGTTATGTTGTAGACAAAGAAGGCAACAAAATAGAAGCAGAAGAAGCTCCACAAGAATTTGATATTGTTACAGAAGCAGTATTATATAATAGCTGGACTGATCCTGAAAATAGAGAAAGAATGCAACAGATTATTGCTGAAATGGAAGAAGGCAAATGGTTTGTTTCTATGGAATGTTTATTCGCTGGATTTGATTACGCCCTACTTGACGAGGGTGGTAATGGAAAAGTTTTAGCTAGAAACGAAGATTCCTCTTTCCTCACAAAACACTTAAGAGCCTATGGTGGCTCTGGAGAATATGAAGGTTATAAAATTGGAAGATCTTTAAGAGAAATATCTTTTTCTGGCAAAGGTCTTGTTTCAAAACCCGCCAATCCTCGAAGTATAATTTTGGATGCTAGCAAAGCATTTTTAAATTCAAACGTAGATGTTATTAAATTGTCAAAAGGAGAAAATACTATGACAGATAACAATGTGCTAGAACAGCAAATTGCTGATCTAAAGACTGAGCTAGCGTCTGCTAGAGACGAAGCCGTAGAGCTTCGTGCAAAGGTTGACGAAAGTGCTTCCAAAGAATATTTGGACACAATCGCCAAGCTTGAAGAAACCGTTGCTTCAAACGAAGAGGCTATTAAGGCTTTGGAAGTTTCTGTAGCTGAAAAAGAAGCTGCATACACTGAACTTCATGAATCTGTAGAAGCAAAAGACAAGGACTTTCAAGAAAAAATGGAAGAACTTAAGAAGATGAAGAAGGACAAGAAAGTTGAAGCTCGCAAGGCTGCACTTCTTGATCTTGGTTTGGAAGCTGAAGAAGCTGAAGAATCCCTTGCTTCTTACGAAGCTTTTGATGATGAGTCTTTCGCCGCTATTATAGAAGCGATGGACAAGATGAAGAAAAAGGCTACTGTTAAGAATAAGAAAGAAGACGACGAAGAAGCCGGTGTTAAGCCAGCTAAGAGTGAAGAAGTAGAAGTAGAAGCTGAAGCTGAAGAAGCTGAAGCTGAAGTAGCTGCTGAAGAAGCTCTCGAAAACGTCGAAACAACTGAAGCCGCTTTGGTAGAAGCTACTGAAGAAGCTGACGAACTCACAGCCACAAGAGCGAGTGTCGCTGAATGGCTCGAAAACAATGTACTTAGCAAATAATTACAAGGAGATTAAATTATGGCTCTAAAACCAGATAGATATGAACTTCAAACCGATATCAGCTTTTTCTACAATGCTGGTACGGCAACTCGCGGTGGCGTTGTTGTTCATGGTGCAAGCGTCGGTGGCGGTGCATCTATGGACGATGGTACTAACTTGGTTAAGTACGACGCAACTGCTGGAAAAATTCCAGTAGGTATTCTTCTTAACGACGTAGTTAATAAGGATCTTACTCGTACTCACCTTAATCAGTATAAAGATGAAGTACAAAAAGGCGGTAAGGTAACAGTTCTTCGTAAGGGTTACGTTGTAACTAATAATGTAGACGGCACTCCAGTTGGTGGATCTGGCGCTTATGTCAGTGAAACTGTTGCTGGAAACCTCACAATGGCTACGGATGAAGGCGCACTTGTTGGTCGCTTCCTTTCTGATGCTGATGCTGATGGTTATGCTAAAGTAGAAATCAACCTTCCCTAATTAACATTCAAAGGAGAATTATAATATGCCTATTACAGAAAGACCTAGTGATGAATTCATCAGTCTTCTCCGAAAATCAGGGGATGCTGATGTAAACGTGGCTCAAGCAGCACAGCGAGAATTCGCTAAAGCTCTTGAAACTCCACTACGAAAGGGTGTCCTCGTTGGCAACATCCTTGGTGACATTTTTGAAACTATTAATGTCGAAATTGGTTCAACGACTGAATTTCCTCTTGACTTGGTAAGTCCCGGTCTTGAAGGAGAGCATGTCGCTTATACGAATCCCGGTCATGGTAGAATTCCAGAACGGGCCGTTGAAAGTGATTACGTCATGATTCCAACGTATAGCATTGCATCGTCAGTTGATTATCTTCTACGATACGCTAAAGAAGCACGTTGGGACGTAGTTGGTCGCGCCATGCAGGTCATGGAAGCTGGCTTCGTTAAGAAGATGAATGATGACGGATGGCACACGCTCCTC